CTTGTTAAGAATCAAGTTCAATCTGAATACAACGGTATTTATGAAGTAGTAACACAAGGCGATGGCTCAACTTGCTGGGTCATCAAGCGAACTGCTGATGCTAATACTTCTGCCGAAGTTAAGTCAGGTATGTTTACATTCATACAGACTGGTCAAACACAAGCAAATACTGGCTGGGTATTGACTACCGACAACCCAATTACTCTTAACACTACTGGTCTTACATTTACTCAATTCGCTGGTGCTGGTACATATACTGCTAGCAATGGTGTTGTTCTTGGCGCAGTAGGCGGAGCCAATAACTTCTCAGCAGTTGCTGGAACTGGTATTACTGTAAACTCAGGCGGAATCAATATTGATACTGCTACCGTAGTAACCAAGTACGCAGCAAATGTTGGTAATGGTTCATCACAAGCAATTACTGTTACTCATAATTTAGGCACAAGAGATGTGGTAGTATCTGTGTACGACAATTCTTCTCCTTACGCAGAAGTGATTTGCGATGTTGAACACACAACAACAAACGCAATTACTTTGAACTTCACAGTAGCACCAACTTCAAATCAATATCGTGTAGTAGTACACGCTTAGGAGGCATAGCGTGGGTCTATTAGATAGATTCGCTAAGCGAGTTGCAGCAGAGATAGAGAAAGCACCAAATCTACCTGCTGGTTCTTAGATAGATTCGCTAAGCGAGTTGCAGCAGAGATAGAGAAAGCACCAAATCTACCTGCTGGTTCTGTAACCATGACTGAACAAGAAATGGTTAATCGCACAGGAATCATGGCACAACAGTACGGACAATCGGTTTCATTACCGAGAAATCCGATATGGCCGAATGTACCTTTCACTCCGGGCAATCCTTTAATTCCTGGAGCAATCAACCCTGTTCGTGAAGATGGTAGAGCCGACCCAAGAAGATATGAATATCAAGTTGCGCAAAATATCAATATCACGCCAACTAAACTTATTCCTTTCACTACGCTTCGCTCAACTGCTGATCAAGTAGATATTATCCGCAGATGTATTGAAGTAGTGAAGAATAAAATTACTGGTATGGACTGGGACATTGTTCTGTCAGATGATGCATCAGAAAAAATCGCTGCTGAATCAGGCAAAGATCATGTTCGTGCCATGGCTGAAGCAAGAGTTAATTACACTGAAGACATTGCAAGACTAAGAGGATTCTGGGAACAACCTGATAAAAACAACGGATACACATGGTCAGACTGGATTAATTTAGCATTAGAAGAAATCTTAGTTATTGATGCTTGGGCTATTTGGCCACAGAAATCAGTAGGCGGAGATTTATTTGGATTTCAAATTCTTGATGGCTCAACTATTAAGCCATTGATTGATGACCGAGGCATGCGACCAATGCCACCGAATCCAGCGTTCCAACAAATTTTATTTGGTTTCCCTCGTTCAGAGTTCATGGCACCAAATGAAGTTGAAGACGCTGATGGTGAATTCACTTCTGATGAATTATCTTATTTAGTTAAGAATCGTCGTTCATGGACTATCTACGGATTCAGCCCAGTAGAAAGAGCATTACCTCTAGCCGACATTTATCTACGCAGACAACAATGGATAAGAGCCGAATATACAGATGGCGTATTGCCTGAACTGTTATTCACTACTGATGCTACCTTCGGTAATAATCCTGAACTATTAAGAGCGTATGAGAATATCTTCAATGATGATTTAGCAGGACAAACCGCACAAAGAAAGCGTGCTCGTTTATTACCTGCTGGTATGACACCAATTCAATATGACGGATATGGTGAGAAGTTCAAAGATGTATTAGATAACTATTTGATAACATCTATTTGCGGACACTTCGGCGTACTACCTAGCGAAATTGGATTTAGCGGTAGTGGCTCTCTGGGTGCTTCTGGCTTACAGAAAGGCGAATCGCTTTCAGCAGAAATTATTGGTATTCAACCATTGGCTGATTGGATTAGCAGACAATTAACTAATCTGTCTTATTTGTACCTAGGAATGCCTCGTGAGTTAGAGTTTAAGATTCTATTTGAAAGCAAGATTGATACTGAATCAGAAGCCCGACGAGTTGATATTGAATTAAAAAATGGCGGACGCACAGTAAACGAAGCACGATCAACAATGGGATTACCTTTACTAGATACACCACAAGCGGATATGCCAATGCTTTATAGCGGTTCAGGATTATTCTTTTTATCGCCTGACGGAATTATTGATGCTGCTACTGCTAGTTATGCCTCTGCATTAAGCGGTGATGATGCTACGCCAGTTGATGATCAATTAACTATTGGCGAGAAACCTGAAACTGAAACAGGCAAACCTGAGCCAAGTGTTGTTGAAGAAATGTCTGAGGACAATACAGACAATGCTGTCAAAGAAGTTAAAGCATTTCTAAAGTGGCTACGCAAGAGTAATCGCAAACGACCATTCAATTTTGAGGTAGTTGAAGCAGATTACGCAGAGGTTATTAACAAATATGTTGCTATCAACGATGAAGAATCTGCTCGCTGGTACGCCGAAAGGTATATAGGACTCTAATGAAGCCGAACAGAACCCGACTTAAAGTTAGAGTTGCGGTTCGTTTTGTTCGTTCAATAAGACTGGGCATAAAAGATATGTTCTCAGTTGAACAGATTCTTGATTCTTGGTTTTCGTTACAGAATCCTATGGATAATCTAAATGAAAATCTGCCAGCAAAAGTTCATAGCCAACTGGCTCGGGACTGGGTACGCATTCATGCGCCCAAACTTGATATAACCCGACTCAACTCTGCACTCGGCAGGTTATATGCAGAAGCGTATATTCTTGGCGAGGACATAACGACTTATGAATTGGCTAGGGCAGTAGGAATACAGAAGGCTGCTCCCAATAAGAAACAAATGCAACGAGCATTGACTATCAACTGGAATAAATGGCGAGCAGGAAATCGTGCTGCTGCTGCTTTGGTGAACCCACCAGAAAGCCTTAAACGCCTATTACAGAGCCGATCAATAGTTATACAGGGAATTACTAACACCACCCTGAATAGAATTGGCACAGCACTCGCTGAAGGCTTAGAACGAGGTGCTACACGCAAAGATGTGGCTGATGATATTTCATACATCATCGGCGACGATTCAAGAGCAATTACTATCGCTGGTACAGAAATGAGCCGAGCAGTAGTACAGGCTAGTAAAGACCTTTATGCCGAAAGCGGTGTAGAGAAAATTCAATACCTAGTCGCAGACCCTTGCGACGAATGTCAAGAAAACTATGATGCTTCGCCAATAGACATTGGTGAGCAATTCCCCAATGGCGACCCACCAGTCCACCCGAACTGCATGTGCGATATTGCACCTTATGTAGTGGATACTGGATTATGGGAATATGTTTACGGCGAAGAAAGCGAGTAAAGGAAAACTATGAGCGAAAATACAAGTGTCTATGCTGATATCCTCAAATACGATGATAATGGCGACGGAACTTTAACAGTCTATGGCAAGGCGACAGATGACGCATTAGACATTGATCAACAGATTTGCGACCCAGTATGGCTAGACAAGGCTATGCCTGATTGGTTTAGAACTGGTGGAAATATTCGTGAACAGCATAGCAATATCGCTGCTGGCGTAGCCCAAGAATATGAAGCAAAAGCAGACGGACACTACATCAGTGCTCTAGTAGTTGACCCAGTATCAGTTAAGAAAGTTCAAAATCGTGTACTACGAGGATTCAGTATTGGCATCAAATCTCCTCGTGTTGTGCGTGACCAAAAAGCAGCAAATGGTCGTATAGTAGATGGTCAGATTGTTGAAGTATCTCTAGTAGATAGACCAGCAAATCCAAATTGCCAATTAGTTTTGGCTAAGTCACTGAATGGTGAGAAAACACTAACGAAAGTAGAGGAACTCTTGGAAACCAACATAGAGAAAGAAGTGGCGGAAGATTCAACGGCTATGGGTGGAGAATCCAAGGCTATTCCTTCACGAGAAGAAATGATGTCTAGATATGCTTCTGCACGCAAAGCACTAGATGAAATTACAATGGAATGTAAATCTTATGGCTACGAAGACATGGACAAACAATACGGCGAGTCAGCAGAGCAAGAAACAGCCGAAGGTCCTGCTGGTAGCGGAGCCGAACATGAACTAGGCGAAGCCAAAAAAGAAATGGTTGATCAGAACAATGATGTTCAAATGTCAGCCGACACAACTACTAAATGTTTAGAGTGTGGCTGCAATATGCCGGGAGCAACACACGGATTAACACAAGTGCCAGTAACAGGCGGAACACCAGCAAACGAAATGGCTAATGTAACTACTGCGGTGATGTCTTCACCTGATCAAATGCCTGTTGGTTCACCAGCAACTGCACCACAAACACCAAACAACTCAAAATCAGTTGATACAATAGTTCCACCTTCAACGATTGAAGAAGTAGGAACAATTATAGAAGAAGAAGATTCTGATGAGGACAACTCAGCAGATAAGTCCCTGCTCGCTGATGTTAAATTAAACGACATCATTGAGAAAGCCGTAAAG